ACTGGACCCCGACATGGTGGCTCGGGAATTGGCCCTCCTCGCGGGTCATGCTCGCGAGCTATGAGGCCGACTTCGCGACGACCTGGGGCCGTAAGGTCCGGAACAGCGTCTCGGAGCACTCGGCCGACCTCGGGGTCCAGGTCTCGGAGGAGTCGAAGGCGGGGAGCCGGTGGGAGCTCGCCGGGTTCGGTGGCGGCATGGTGACGGCTGGAGTCGGCGGTCCCTTCACCGGGAGAGGGGCGGACCTCCTGATAATCGACGACCCGGTTAAGAACGAACAGGAGGCCGCCTCACGGGCCATCCGGGACCGGACGGTCGAGTGGTACAAAACGACCGCCCTTACGAGGCTAGAGCCCGGCGGCTCGGTGCTTATCGTTATGACGCGGTGGAACGACGAGGACCTCGCCGGAGCCGTGCTCGCCGACAGTCTCCGCGAGGTCGAGGAGGACCTCCAGGACGTCGAGCGGATACCGTGGGACGTGATCCGGCTCCCGGCCCTCGCCGAGGACGACGACCTCCTCGGACGCGAGCGGGGGGAGCCTCTATGGGAGGCTCGATTCCCTCGAGACGTCCTCCGCCGGATCGAGATAGATCAAGGGCCGAGGAATTGGGCGAAGCTCTACCAGCAACGGCCCGCGAAAGAGGGCGGCCGAATCTTCGAGGATGAATGGTGGGAGTACTATTCGCGCCTCCCGTCCAGGAAAAGGACCCTGGACCTTTTGCAGTTTTGGGACACGGCCGAGAAGATCGGAGAGCAAAATGATTTCTCGGCGTGCGTCACAATGGCCCGGACGAAATCGGAGTTCTACGTCGTTGACGTATGGGCCGACCGCGTCGGATTTCCGGGCCTCGTGCGGGCGGCAACCGCTCAGTTCAACCGCTGGAAACCGAACCGCGTCCTCGTCGAGGACAAGTCCTCCGGCGTCCAGTTAGTCCAGACGCTCCGAGCTCAGACGCGCCTCCCGATCGAGCCGAGGACTCCCGTCGGGGACAAGGTCGCGAGAGCAAACCGCGTTACCGGGTACGTCGCCGCCGGGCTCGTCCTCCTGCCGACCGCGTCCCCGTGGCTCGACCGGTTCCTCGACGAGCTCCAGCGGTTCCCGGAGGGCGCTCACGACGATATCGTGGACGCCTTCGTCGGTGCGCTCGACTACCTCGCCCGCCCGAAGTACGAAGTCGATTAGATATCGAGGAGAACCTATGGGTAACGACCCGACCGCCCACGCCCGCCTGACCAGGCTGGTTCAACGACACGCGCTGAAGCTGCGTGAAGACCCCAGGGTGAAGGCCAAGCACGCGGAATTCGCTGCGGACATCGCCAGGGTGATGCGCGAAATGGATCCGCTGGAAGGTCCGCCAGTGGTGGACGAAGAAGGCGTCAAGGCCGTCGGGGCGTTCGAACTAGTGGAACGCCTTTGGAAGATGTTCACCGATGCGGAGAGCCCGGAAACTGGAACCGCTGCGGTGATGGCTGAATTGCGGCCGCTGGCGGAATGGCTGGTGTTGCACAACGAACAGGAGCAATCATTTCAGGAATACCAAAGGCGTGGAGGCCCTAAATGAACGCCACCACCGGCGCGGGCTGTGAACGATGCGGTGACCCGTAGGCGCTATCCCGGCCTCGACTACGATTCCGCCCCCCTGTGGTACCGTAGCCGAAACCCTCATTAGGTCGTGAAGACCTATAACACAATCACGGCGGGAAGGGATGCCGATATGTTTGGAACAGTAAGGCCTCAGATTTTCCTCGCCATCCTGTGCGCGACTTTGTTCGGCGGTTTCGCTGTATTCGTAGGCTGGCAAATGGCCGCAGTAGAGGTGGTAACGGCCATTATCGGCGGCCTCTTCGGATTCCTAGGTGGGGTGTCGCTCAAAGTGCTGGAGAACGAATAAATGAGCAAACTCTCCGCGCTCATCCACCTGTTCGTTGACGCTGTCACCTTTCCCTTCCGCATGGTGTACCGGGCCTTCCGCAAGGTCTACGCGGGCTTCTGCGCTATCGGCCGGGCCATCAAGGCCACGCCTGGCGCTATCGCACGCTCGCCCCTACAGGCTTATCGGCGGGTGGTCGCTGGTCGTGACTGGTTGCTCCATAAGGTCGAGTACGCCCAGGCTGAATCAGCCCGCTGGAAGACCACATTCCAGATTGTGAAGGCGCCATACAGCTTTTTGCGCATGATGGGCCTTAATCCCCAGGCTGCGGTGGGTCTGCTGGTGGCGGGCTCGACGGTGGGCACCGGCGTGGTGGTGAACGAGACCGTATTTGCCGACCGGTCGTTTGAAAGAGGCGATGCAGGAGTTTACGCAGCGCCGACGGACGTCCCGACGAGCTACGTTTCCGGAGATAACACGCTTCGGATCGACCTGGGTTCGACGCCGGTCCGTCTGATACACATCGAGAACGTGTCAGTCGGCACGGTCTTCACGGGAAGCGCACTTCCGTCTGGAGAGGCCAACGTCGTCCAGATCAGCGGGAACACCATCAGCGGCGGCACTAATACCCGGCTTGAAATCGGGACGCTGATATTCGAGAAGTCCCGGTGCAAGAAGCTGACTCTCACCGATATCCAGGCGCATACGGTCACGATCATCGGTAACGCCAGCGACGGCCAGTCGATAGCGCCGAGTCCCGGAACCTCTCGTATGCGCGCCATAGGGGGCGGAAATAGCCAGGCTGAGGCTATGGTGACCAGTGGCGGGACGTATGACCGCATTTGGATTCAGGCCCCGACGAGTGGGGTCAACGGGAAAATAGACACCTTGAAACTGTCGAACCTCTGGACCAAAGGGGGCGACTGCGTCCTGTCTAAAATCAACGTCGGCACCCTGATTATTTCCATGAATGAAATCGGAATCGGCGATGGCTTCGCCACGAAGGAATTTGTCGTGGCTACGTCGGTAACAGGCCAAACGATCACCATTGAAGACAACGTCGAGGTGACCATAGCGGAGCCCGCTACCCAATGACGCTCCTGATCGACGCCCTCCCGACAAAAGATTAAACGTGAAGCGAACCGCCCTCGCCCGGACGACGCCGCTCACGACCCGGTCCGCCATCAAGCGGAGGACGCCGCTCGCGGCACAGTCGGCGAAGCGTAAGAAGGTCGCGCCGCTCCGGGCGAAGTTCGTCCGGGACCAACTCGCCGCCCGCCCCGTTTGCGAGGTCAAGGTCGCGGACGTATGCCGGGGGCTCGCCGTCGATATCCACGAGCCCTTCACCCGAGCCCGTGGCGGCTCGATCCTGGACGCCGCGAATACGCTCGCACTTTGCCGAGACTGTCATTCTTGGGTGCACGCTCACCCGTTATGGGCGAACGAACGCGGCTATCTGAGAAGGTCGGCCGCTTCCGGCCCCGTGCTAAACTTGCCGAAAACCGACTAGCTCCAGGAGGCCCCCGAGTGAACCCTCTCCAGTATCTCCAGAAGGCCGCGAGCTCGGCCTCCGCGATCGTAACGAAGGCGACCGATCCGATCCGCCACGTTAACTCGGGCTCCTCGTGGTTTGTCCTCCCGAGGACTAAATTCGATTACGCGAAGGAGGTCGATCCGGAGAATAACTCGGCGGTCGCCGCCGCCGTCGGCTACGTCGCCCGTAACTTCCCCGAGGCCCCGGCGGTGATCCTTACGGACCTTCCCGATAGCGAGCCCGAGATCGTCCAGGGCCATCCGATGGCGGAGCTCCTCCACCGGCCGAACTCGCACCATTCCGGGACCGTTCTATGGATGGCCCTCCTCTCCGATTTCCTGATCGCCGGGAACGCTTATCTAATCAAGCTCCGGAACGAGGCCGGGGTCCCGGTCGAGCTATGGTGGGCTCCCTCCTCGACGATCGAGCCGGAGGCCGATCCTCGGGACCCGACCGTCTTTATCAAGCACTATAAATATGAGCCCGGCGGCGGCTCGATCCTCTACGACCCGAGCGAGATCGTCCACCTTCGCAACGGCATCGCCCTCGGCAATAATCGGAAAGGGAAGGGCGCTCTCGGCTCGGCTCTCCGGGAGATATTCACCGACGACGAGGCGGCGAACTTCACCGCGACGATTCTCCGGAACCTCGGCGTCCCAGGCGTGATCCTGTCACCGGACGGGGACGTTACCGTTGACCCGGAGGAGCGCAAACAAATCCGTGCGCGGTGGAACCGGGAGTTCGGCGGAGACAACCGTGGTGGGCTCATGGTGGCGAGCGGAAAGACAAAGGTGACGAGGCTCTCCTTCACGCCTCAGGAGC